GAGGAAGGTCTGGATCAGGAATTCAATTCACTCGATGCTCAGAGGGAGGCCGGTGAAGCTTACATCGAAAGTCAGAAGCTGCAGGGATGGAAGGCCATCCCTTACCGGTACGATGACGGCGGTTTTTCCGGTGGAACTATGGAACGTCCGGCACTGCAGAGACTGCTGGCGGATATCGATGCAGGTAAAATTGATGTCATCGTCGTTTACAAGATCGACCGATTGTCCCGATCCCTGCTGGACTTCATGAAGATGATCGAGCTTTTCAATGAAAAGGAAGTGAGTTTTGTATCCGTCACCCAGCACTTCAGCACCACCGACTCGACGGGCCGCATGTTTCTGGGAATCCTGATTACCTTTGCCCAGTACGAACGAGAGGTTATCGGCGAGCGTATCCGGGACAAGGTCGCTGCCGCTAAGCGTCGTGGTAAATACTGCGGCGGCCCAGCGGTGCTCGGCTATGACGTGGACCGGGAAAACAAAAAGCTGCTGATCAACCAGAGCGAGGCACCGCTGATAAAACTCATATTCCGGAGATACACACAGGTGGGATCAGCCAAGAAGGTGGCGCAGGAATTGAACGAGCAAGGGTACAAAACCAAATCATGGACCACCAAGAAGGGCAAGGAGCGGATCGGTACCGAATGGAATACGGCTCAGGTCTACCGCCTTCTCAACAACAGGCTCTATATCGGGGAGATTGCCTACAAAGGTAAAAACTATCCGGCAGAGCATGAGGCCCTGATTGATCAGAACACTTGGGATAAGGTTCAGGCTCTCCTCTCGGAAAACAATCGCACCAAGATGAGCAAGGCCCGGGTGAAAATGGTCTCGCCCCTGAGCGGCGTGATCCGGTGTGGCCACTGCGACAGTGCCATGGGCATCACCTATACCAACAAGGGCGACCGGCGCTACTCCTATTATATATGTGAAAAGGATACCAAACGCGCTGTCAGCCGGTGCCCCTTGAAGCGGGTTCCTGCCGGAGACATCGAGTCGGTGGTGCTTGGTCAGCTGGGAGCGGTGTTTAGAACACCGACCTTGGTGGCCAAGACCTACTTTGCCGCCAGAGAAATCGAGGCCGAGGAACGTGAACGGCTGCAGAGCCAGAAAAAGGAGCTCGAACAATCCCTTCAAAGCGTCAGACAGGAAGCACTGAAACTGATGTCGCCTGACAATGATGATCCCGACCGGAATAACCGACTTCCCTTGGTCAACCAGCAGGCCGTCGATTTGACCAAGCAGCTCACCAACGTATCAGCTCGATTGAGGGTTATCGATACGGAGCAGATTTCCGAAGGTGATGTATCCGAAGCCTTCCAGAGTGTGGAAACCTTCTGGGAGGATCTGTTCCCCCTCGAGCGCAACCGGCTGATCCAGCTTCTGGTGGAAACCATTGAGATCCGGGAGACAGGAATCGACATGGAACTTAAAACCAACGGCCTCACAAACCTTGTCACCGAGCTGGCCGGTCTGGCTTGTGAAGTCAGGGAAAGGAGCAACAGCTGATGAAAAAGATCAAACCAACCATCAAACTTTCAGACAGCGGAAACCTGCACATTCATATTCCCATGTTCATCCGAAGAATGCGCGGTCGCAAAATGGTGTTCACGCCGGACACGCTGGACGGTGAAAACGAAGGCATGCCGGAAACGGTGCAGACGGCCATTGTCCAGTCACTGGCCAGAGCCTTTTCATGGGCGGATATCCTCGAGAGCTGCGAGGTAAAGTCCATCAGCGAGCTGGCAAGGGATCTCGATGTGGACTCCTCCTATGTGGCTCGAACCCTGAAGCTGACCACACTCGCCCCGGACATTATCGAAGCCATCATTAACGGTGAAGAACCCAGCGGATTGTCCCTGTCAAAGCTGGTGAAAACATTCCCGCTCGACTGGAGTGAGCAGCGAACATTCTTTGGATTTTGCTGATCGATCTTCCACAAACCACCACCCTCAACAGCCGACCTTCGTGTCGGCTTTTTTTATGCCCTGACGAGTGAGACCAACGAAATTTCACTGAGGGCAGGCAAAAAAAGTTAAGAAATTTTTCTCCGCCTCATCCCATCAAATCCCCCTCAAATTCAGTGCATTAGCCAATCCAAGTGCATCCGCATCGGGTGAAATTTCAGTGGTCCAACGAAATTTCGCCAAAGAAGGGTGACAGGTCTGGTGAACAGAAAAGCGTTCACGACCTCACCCGGAGAAATCATGCCGGACCTGTCTTCCGGGAGGTCCTTAACAAAGGAGGTTCGGCATGAACCAGATCAAGAAGACAGAACTAAACGAACCGCTGCAAAAGCTCATCGAGCTGATGCAGCAAATCAACTTCGGGCGCATTTCCAACATACCGGTTGTGGCCGGAAATCCCGAACTCACCGCAGACACCATCATCGAGCGTGAAATCAAACTGGGCGGCCAGAACGGTAACCGTCCGGAGCTGGATAAGGATGACTTCACCCTGAAGCAGGAGGTGCTCGCTCTTATCGAACACCTGACCGGCATGGGTGATGGAATCATCCGGCATCTTGAAATCAAGCATGGGTTGCCATTCCTGATCCGCATCGAGGAACGGGCAGCATAACAAACTGAGAATTTAGACACTTCGACAACAAGCTGGACGCAAGGCGGAGGCTGTTGTGGGTGTCGCCGAGCCAAACCTGACCGTGTGTATTTAAGCACGGCAGGTGGCAGAAAAGGCGAACCTGCGACACTCCGCTTGTTGGATCAGCTCCTTCCTCTGTTTCCGGCCCGTGCCGACACCCACGCGGTGCTCCTCCTCGCTCCGAGGAGGACCAAATGTTTTATCGAAATTCCTATGACGGCATCGATGGCTATGCCGCAGACCTTATTCGGCACAAAGCAAGACAACTGGTGGGAAAAGCCGGACTGACAGAAGACGATCGGCAGGATCTCGAGCAGGAACTGATGATCGATTTACTGGGCAGGATGAAGCACTTCAACCCAGCCAAAGGCAAAAAGACAACCTTCATGACCCGCATTGTTGAGCGGCGGATTTCAACCATTCTGGAAGCCCGCTTCGCGCAATGCCGGGACTGGCGCAAATGCACAGCCTCTCTCAACGATCCCATTCCGGGCGGAGATAACGACTCCGCTGAGCGTATCGAGCAGGTCTGCAGTGATGGGCAGATGGGACATCACGGCCGGGATACCAACGAGCAACGCCAGAACGACATCCGCTTCGATCTGGAACGAGTCATTGCTGCCCTGCCGGAAGACCTGCAGGACCTCTGCGAAAAACTGCAGTCGAGCAACATGGCTGAAATCGCAAGGGAGATGGGCGTTCCGCGCAGCACCCTCTACGGGAAACTGACCAAGCTGCGGGACGCATTCCGGGATGGTGGATTGGAAGAATACCTCTGATCGACCGACGCATCGCCCGGGGTTCCGGTAAGTAAGCATCGTGCCGCATGAAGCGGACGACCGGGGCCTCGGTAAACAGAAAACCTGAGAAACAACAGGAGATTAACAATGGAAACTTACAAGTATCGCTTTGATCAGTCGGTCCCGGCTCAGGACTTGGAAGATACCTTCATGCTGGCGTTGCTGGCTGTGGAAAGCATGTATGGACACTCCAGAGTGAGGATGGAATCCCGCTTCAATCTGGATAAGCAGAACCGCACCTGCTTTATCGATGCAGCGACCAAGGTCGGCGGTGATCTGGCGAGCATCTTTACCGGCTTCGCCACCAAGGAATACGGCGAGCGTGCGGTAATGATCGACCGTGAACCCGCCGGTGGCGGATGCGCCTGCAACGCAAAGGCACCTTCAGGAATGGAGGTGGCGGTATGAGCGAATTGATGACCACCACGTATTCCATGTGGCGGCTCTTCCGCAATTGCCGCAAGGCTTGTGAATACCGCTACCTGAGGGACCTTGTTCCTCTGGAGCGGGATCACAACCTGGCTTTCGGATCAGTCATTCACGACTGCCTTGAAATCTGGCATGGCCAGCGGGAGCTCGAAAAGGTTCTCGAACACATCGATCAGGTCTATGCCAACCGGGCACAGGATGACCATCAGCTCGCGGACTGGCATCTGGCCACCGCCATGATGAGCTCATATTCGGAGCAGTATCCCGTCGAGGACTTTTACGTGGTCGCTCTGGAGAAGACCTTCGAAGGCCCCATCGTCAACCCGGATACCAACGCCGCATCGAGAAGTTTTGTGCTGGCTGGCAAGGTCGACGGTCTGGTCAAACAGGATGGTCAATACTTCCTGCTGGAGCACAAGACCGCCTCACAAATCGATGCCGGTTATCTGGAGCGGCTCTGGACTGATTTTCAGATCATCATTTATGCGTGGTATCTGGAGCAGACCCTCGACATCCGTATCTCCGGCATCATCTACAACGTGTTGGTCAAGGCCAAGCTGCGCCAGAGCAAAGGCGAGACAGAAGCGGAGTTTGAATCCCGTCGTGCCGAGCTGATTGCCAAATCCAAAACCGGCAAGAGTAGCGCCAAGCGCAAGATGCCGGAGCCGGATGATGTCTTTCAGCAGCGCCTTAAAGACAAATACTTCGAGCCCGGCATGTTTCACCGGGAGCTGCTCTACATCTCCCGCGATCAATTCGACGAGCTTCGCAGTGAGCTTTGGGAACTATCCAAAGCCATGCTGGATGCCCGCCGCCGCAACACCTTCTACCGCAATACGGCTTTCTGTTTTCAGTATGGACGCGCCTGTCCCTACTTCCCGCTGTGCCGGAGCGGTGAGAATCCCAACGTCATTGAAAACCATTACCAACGGGTGCTCCCGCACGAAGAGCTGCGGGATGGAGCAAGTGAAGACGCTGCCCCTGTTTTTTAACCCAAACCATACAAGGAGATAAACCATGCTTCCAAAAAGCAAAACCAAACCTAAAGCAAACCTGAACGACCTGACCGCACTGGTGTACGGTCCGAGCAAAATTGGCAAAAGCACATGGTGCTCCCATGCGGAGAACGCCCTGTTTCTCGCCACGGAACCGGGCCTGAACGCCCTCGAAGTGTTCGAAGCGCCTATTACCTGCTGGGACGACCTTCTGCAGGCGTGTGCCGAGATTGCCGAAGGCAAACACGACTTCAAGACCATCGTCATCGACACGGTGGATAATGCCTATCGCATGTGCGCGGACTATGTCTGCAAGAAGTTCAAGATCGAACATGAGTCCGATCTTGGTTACGGCAAAGGCTATGCCCTCATCAATAATGAGTTCCAGCGCGTTCTCAACAAGCTGGCATTCCTGCCTTACGGTCTGATCCTCATTTCCCATTCCCACGAGCGTGACATCGAAACACGTACCGGGAAACACACTCGCATTGTGCCGACCCTGCCGGACAAGGCCCGCAAGCTGGTCACCGGTCTGGTGGACCTGATCCTGTTCTGTGATCTGGACATGAAAACCGGTGACGACGGCAAGCCCATGTATCAGCGGGTGATGCGCACCAAGCCCAGCCCCAATTACGACGCCGGAGATCGAACCGGCCGTCTTCCGGAGATGATCCCTCTGGACTTCCCGACCTTCCTGAAAGCTTTCAATCAAACGGCTGCCGGTTCAGCGGTGAGTGCCGCCCGGACAAAGTCGGAGCCAGCCACAACGGCTAAACCTCAGAATAAGGAGTAATGACAATGAGTTGGAATAACGATGACACCATGGACCTCGCGCAGTTCGACGATGATTTCGTTTCTGCGGATGTTGAAGAAAAGGACTTTGAAGCTGTTCCCGAC